TTGTTGCATTACTTGTTGCATTACTTGTTGCATTACTTGTTGCATTACTTGTTGCATTACTTGTTGCATTACTTGTTGGTATGGTTGGTTTTTTCTTTAAGAGTGCCATAAAATTATCAGGGTCCACGGATGGTTGTTCATTAAGCGCAAGGGCATCCGAAAAACTAACTTGTTTTTTCGGCGAGTTATTATTTCCATTTAATTCAAGATTGACATTCTCTCCTATTTTTAATTTTACAATAGTATCATTCGTATTATTATTCTTAATTCCCGTTATTATTGTATTTTCATTTGTAGTTGGTAATTCTAACCATTTTTTTGCCTCTTCGGTATTTTGTCTGCTAAATACACCATTTAATTGTTCTTTTCTTAATGCTATTTGTTGTGCCAATAATTTATCCATTTCACTTCCAATAGGCGTATCTAACGTATCAGAGAAATTCGGTTTATCGGGTATTTTTATTTGTGATAAACTATCAAAATCATTTTGCTTTTTACTTAATTCATCTTGGAACTTTTGTTGGCGTTGTTCGGATATAGCGGATGCATTGTAAATTTCAGGCACCGAAGAGGGTGTTTGTTGCTGCTGTTTGTAATTATTTCCAGTAACGATCATGTCGCTAATTACTTTTTTATTTAAATCCACTAAACGATCGGACGATTCATTAATTTGTTCGGCAAGTAAACTTATCTTTTTATCAAATATATCTTTAATAAGATTAAATCTTGCGTCAGCGATCCCTTCAAATGCTCGGTAATCACATAATAATTTCCAAACCATTCCTTTATTTGAATTAGATGTGAATTGTGAGTATAAATTATTATTCATAATATGTTTAATATAATATAAAAAGTAGCAGGTTTATTTTTATATTAGTTTAAAGTATTTACATTATTTTAAAGTATTTATATTAGTTTAAATTATTTTACATATCCGTATTAAAGTATTTGTCGCGTAAATTTTCCATCAATTCATCCGTGATTTTGTTGGTTTTAAAAAAGGTATAATTATGTATATCTTTCAACAATGTTACAATTAAATACAATGAATACATACCACATTCCGTGTTGCTTTCCTGATGCACAAATGGTGCATTTAAATCATACTTTAATTTTATTCCATTCGGATATGTATCCGTTTTTATTTGCAATCCTTGAGAGATAACTCTATTACAAAATTGTTTCACTTGTTTTGGTATTTCTGTTCCATTGCTATCAAAAAAGAATATGAATTTTTTTTTTAAATTAATAAAAAGTGAAATCCAATGTGCGCCGCTTTTATCGTGTGGATCAGTATTAAAAATAATTCCGATTTTATTAATACCATCCTTAATGTAACTTAATAAATCAAATTTACATAAATCATCCCAAACGCATTTATTATCATACACATGTGTATCAAAGTCAATTGGAGTTGGACCAATAAACCGAAAACAAGGATATGTATGCTCGTATTGTTTCATTACCTTTTCAATATCATTACTGTTTAACCAAGTATTGTGGTCTTCTTTCCATTTTTGTGGCGATTTTGGCGCAAATGTATAGGTTGATAATTCATCGTTTAAATTATTTTCCATAAATTTTTGTTTTAACCAGCACGATTCATTATAACAAGCATTTTTCATTTTATTTTTTAAACTATTCCAAATATCTTTAGGTTTTGTATCGGTAATCGCTGAATCTTTATGGCGCGCATTCCATAAATTCTTCATCTTAACCAGAGCATCTTTGGTATAACAACTGAATTTTTGCAATTCATTATCATCGTTGTCATTATTGCCATTTTTTTTATTCTTTGCTTTTGGCGCACATTGTAACTTTTTAAATGTATTATTATTATTTTTATTTCCACCCTTTTTCTTATTTATTTTACGCGTTCTTTTACGCATTTTGCTATTCTTTAATGATTTTTTATTTATGTGTTTTTTATATGTATTTCTCTTAATTCTATGTTTCATTCTATTAATATTTAATGAGATAAATCTTTTTCACTTAGATTTGTTTCACTTATACTTGTTTCACTTAGATTTGTTTCACTTATACTTGTTTCACTTATACCCTCTGTTTTCTTAATGTTTTTTTTCAATCCTTTTGGTTTAACACCTTTTGTTTTTAGTATAGGATTTTTTAAATCTATCGCCAGTTTAAGCGGTATTATTTTTTTAATATTTCCAGAATTATCAGACGGTGTTTTTTGAATAACATAATTATCTAAACTTGGTATTACAATTGTTTTACGCATCATTACTGCATTCGCATCTTCTATTGTGTCCACATTGAGCGCTTCTATTGTATCTAAATCTAGATTTATATCTACGTCTAAATTCTCATTTAATATATCATCTTGTGTATGTTCTTGTTGAATAATGTCCTGTTTATCAACCGATTCAAAATAATGAATTGAATGAGCTGCAAACAAATGACATAAATGTTTCAATTCGCTGTTACAGTGGGATGGTTCATTACCTTTTAAAAAATCCTTAAAGAGAGATAGTATACGTTTTTTATAAAATTTAATACTTTCCGTATGTTTCAATATATTACTTCCGTCCTTTTCGTTACTATATCGTTTTTTTAATTTACTTAAATAGGATGGTTTAGTGAAAAAATTTAAGGTTGCATTTGTGCCTATATCCGAATGTATATGAAGGAATGTTGTTTTTTCGTCATTTAACTCTGGTATCTGTAACTCATTTACATTTTCATCTACCTTTTGAATACTATCATCTTCCATTTTACATTATATAATAAATAAATTACATAATGTATCGTTATTATTTTTGATTATTCTAAAAACAATTATAAACTGTATTTCCTTTACTGTATTTCCTTTACTTGTTGGCGAGTGCAATTATCAAACATGTTTAATCCCATATTTTCAGGACAAGGATGAAAGGGTTCAAATGACGGTTTTTCAAACAGATAAGGAAATTTTTGTTGAAGTGTGGTATCCATAATTGGTTTCATTTTGCTTTCATACATATCACTATTTTTTGAAGGAATGTAGAGACCTTGACCTGCTCCACGCTGAAGCGCAAAAAATTGGTTACGTAATTGCGATTCAGTATTCACATTATTTGCAAATCCGCTCCAAGGTCCTTGTGCATTACCCGGATTAAATACTTGCTCTACATTGTAGGCCGGGCGTTTTTGTATGGGAACCGTTGGTATTTCACGTCGGTCAATAAGCGGCATTGATGCATATTTTGTTGACACTGGCCGAATGCCAAAACTAGATTGTAATTGTTGACTGGGAATATTGCGTTGAGTAAGTCGTGCATTTAATTCTTCTGTTCTTTGATTTCCAGGTTTTATGCGATCCATAGATGTATATAAATGATTAACATTATTATATTATTGGTTTATTGTTTTAATGTTTCAATGTTTTATTTTTCCTTATATTTTTTCTCTTCGTATTAATTGGTTTGTTTAATTTAAAAAAAATCTCTAAATTTGTATACAAGTTTTTACTTTCAATTACATCATTGGCTTGTTTTTCCTCATTTTTTGTTACTACAGTATAATTGTATTGTTTCATAAATGAAGTTATATATTTTACAAACTCTTCTCTAATAATCTGTGTTTTATTCAATATAGTGCGTTTATTTTTTAACAATACTTTATCATAATATCTAGTTGCCATTTCGGTAAATGTTAAATTGTATTTGTAAGGTTTAATCTGTATATACTTCACTTGTGCTTTATCCATTAAAGGATGATATAAATCATCTATGAAGCATATTTCAGCCATTTCGGGTATATTTGTGCAACTAATTAAATCTTTAACTGATTTGTCATGGCTGGTGCGTTTCGGTTCTACAATTTTTCCTTGAATTTTATAGGCAGCAATAATACCATTAAATGCTTTATAGCCCAATTTATGATTAAAATAATCATTTATCATTTTTGTCCAACTTTTTGGACCTTGATTATTGGTATAAATATAACTTTCATCACACATATTTCGTTTCTTTTTATTGTTAATCATATTTAAAATTCGGAATATTTCGGGGCGGAAAAATTCTGGGAATGTATCTAACACTTCAAAAAAAGAATGGTTGGATAATTCCTTTCCATAAAAACTTTCTAATGCATCCCAAAAAATAGATACTTCGGTAAAATAACCAAGTGTCTCATCTAAATCAAATACACATACTTTGTATGGTTTATTGCATTTTATGACCTTCATATTAATTAGTGCTCTTCTAATATATACGAATATATTATTACGCATATAAATTAACATTAATACCAGTGTGAAAATAAACAATGACACGTAGAGATTTCTATTAATTATACTAGTTATCATTTTTTTTAACATAGTTGATTTAATCGTATTATACTATGTTACAATATTATTATACCATATTATACTATATATATTATACTATATATATTATATTATAACAGTCATTTTATTCGCATTGTGAATAAATATAATTCAAATTTGAAATAACCAAAAAATTGAATTATTAAACAAATCGGTTAATTCAATGCATCATAACCAACAAAAATAACATCAGCATGGCTACAACAATTAACAACGAAACACAACAACAACAACCCATTTGTGTAGGAAGCATTAATGATGCTGGAATTTTGCTTGCACTAAAACGAAAGGGTATTACCTCAGAAAAAAGTTTGAGTGAATTATTTGCAAATTCTATTGATGCTGGTTGTAACCAAATTCTATATAAAATTTTACGGAATTCTATCAAAATCATTGATGATGGGAAAGGAATGAATATGGAAGCAATTAAAAGTATGTTTGATCTTCATAAAGAAAATCATAAAAACGATAAATCTCTTGGTGTTTCTGGTGTTGGTGGAAAGGTATCCATTTTAATATTATCCGATGATACCGTAGTTGTTATATATACAAAATCTGCAACTGGACAATATTATAAAGTAGAGGTTCCGTGGGATGAAATGTTACAAAAGGGGAAGTATACTGGTATGATTCGTCCAGTACCCATGAACGAAAGTGAAGTAGCTGAATTTCATAAAGAGCGTGAAACTATGAAAAATAAAAATACGGGTGTTACAATTAAATTCAAGTATAGCGATAAGCTTAAACATGAAATAGAAAAACAATTTTGTGGTGTTGAAGAATATCGCCAAAAATATAATTCGGAACTAAATCCAGAAAACCAATTAGGCGTAATATATGGCGCGTTTCCATTGGATTGTTCATATGAACATTATGAAGAAAAGGAACCGCGTAAAATGCAAAAATACAATTATTTTGGAGGAGAAGATAATGAATTTTATAAAGGAAAAACCGAAGCAACAATCTCGGTTTATGAGAAAGAAAAGAAGTTAACAAGATATATTTTATATAAAAATGGTGAACCATTTGAAATTAAACAGCTTGGAGTGAATGGCACCAGTTGTAAGAAGGAGATAGAGAAAATGACAGAGTCATTGATAGGGTGGAGCCATTCAGGCGATTTTGAATTAAAAGTAGGTTGTCGTAGAGATGATAGTTATTTTAATGATGAAAGTAGTGAAACCAAAGAAATGCCTGACTCTGGTGCCGAAGTTCATTTGAAGTATGAACAAGCTTATTTTGGTGATTGTAAAGATGTAAAAGATGCAAAATTGCGTGATTATTTTTGTAAACCTGAATTAAAAAGAAACGATCAAGTAATATGTTCATTTGATTTACCTGATGAACTCATTGGAGCCAGGCGTGCAAATGCAAAAAGTATGTTTACCATTAAGCATGTAAAATCTCAATTATTATATTATCCCGTATCCTCTTTAAATAATCCGTTAGACTTGTTATGTGGGATTCAAGAAAATAAAGGCCAATGCGCTTGTCCCTTTGATAAGTCATTTTCGCGTTTGATCTATACGATTAAAAACGAAAAAGCAACTGAGATATGGGATTATTTTAATGAAATTGTAGAAACAAATATAGAAAAGGAAAATGAAGAAGAAAGAAAGAACCGAGAAAGGGAAGAAGAAGCAAAAAGAAAAGTAAGAGAAGTCCAAGCGCTAATAAGAGAAGAGAAGAGAAAATTAGCTGCCGAAAAGAGACGGGACAAACTGGAAAGAGAAGCAAAGGAAGAAGCCGAGCGGAAAGCAAAGGAAGAAGCCGAGCGGAAGGCAAGGGAGGAAGTAACCCGGAAAGCAAGGGAAGACGCAGAACGACGTGCACAAGAAGAAGAACTAAAAAACGCTACACCCGAAGCCAGAGCAGAAAAACAGCGTATTGCAACTGAAAAAAGGGAAGAAGCCGAGCGGAAGGCAAAAGAAGAAGCCGAGCGGAAGGCAAAAGAAGAAGCTGAGCGGAAGGCAAAGGAAGAAGCTGAGCGGAAGGCAAAGGAAGAAGCCGAAATGGCTAAAAATAATGCATTTATTTTAAAGTTTACTCAATTTGTAAATGAAAATGATGCGGAGACATTAAAACAAAAATTAATAAGTAAAAAAAATGCTGAAGAATTGCGGAATCGGTTTAATCAAATTTTAGAATTATTTAATTAAAAATGTATTATATAATAATACATGCCTTTGCGTAAAAACAAAACGAACAAAACGAACAAAACGAATCAAACACATAGAATGACATTGAACGATTATAAAACAATTTTAAAGTATTACGATATTGCTCATTCGTCATTATCAAATGATACTATAAAGAACAAGGTTCATACTATCCTTGCTGAAAAATTATGTCGATGTATTAAAAAGGTCAAAGGAAAAAATGAAGACGAAGGCAGAGCAATTGGTATTTGCAAAAAAAGTGTAATCACGCGTAAAAAAATAAAAATATTTACATTTAATTGTAAAAAGACAGCAAAACTAAATGCAAAAAAGGGCACTAGAAAGTTAATAGTTGCAAAAATATAAATTTTTTATCTATTATTTCTTATACTATTATTTCTTATACTATTATTTCTTATACTATTATTTCTTATCAGTTTCCCCAAGTATTAAATCGTATACACGCGGCACTTAATTCTTCCTGTGTCAAATGAGGTTGTTTACGCAAAACATAACCAGAGCAAATGTAAGTATCTTCTTGGCAGGTGGCACAATAATCATTTAAAATATATTTTGCACAAAATTCTGCAGTTAATATTTGATAATTTAATAGGTATTTCACACTTAAATTATCTACACTGAGTTCCAACTCTTTAATACTATAAGCGTTTTTATTCTTGATAAGATCTTGGTCGGTCAGTAATGTAGTATCCATTCTCTTGAATTGTTCTTTATTATATATAATGAATACGTTGTAAATCATATTATAACGTATTATTGGTATATACTATTGCGGCCCGATGAAACTGTATAATAAAAAAGTCGCTATTGTGTTTTCAGTATTATTAACGCTTATTATTTTTCAGCTTTTATTAATTATCATTCAAGGTATAAAGGGGGTTCATAAATATTTTTTATTAAAGGAAAAGAATTTGTTAGAGAGATATGGTGTGGGAAGTTGGGTGGTTATTACTGGTGCTTCTAGCGGACAAGGATACGATATTGCGCATTCTTTTGCCGAAAGAGGATTTAATTTATTATTAATTGGATCTAAACGAACCGATACTACGGTTGCTACTATTAATGAAAAATATCCATCGGTAAAAACAAAGGTCATTTACAAGGATTTTAGAGATGCATTTAAAGATGATTTTTTTCAGGAAATACAAGAAGCATTTGATGCGATCGGCGATGATTTAGCAGTTCTAGTAAATAATGTTGGTCATCGGGTTGCTTGGAACCCTTACCATGAAATGGATTCTGCTTATATCAGAGATGTTATTGCGACCGGAACCATCGTCCAAAGTCGGCTAACGCATATGGTTATACCTATTTTTATTAAACGGCGCAAAGAAGATAAAAAACGAAGCGGGTTGATTAATATTACCGCACAATGCATGCATCCGAATTTTTTATTCGGTATAACAATCTCAAATGAAATCAGTGTGCCTTATTTAAGTGTTTATGAGGCAGCAAATGCCTTTGGGTTTTATCAAGGCACGTCCATTTATAAAGAATATCAATATGAATTTGATATATTGAATATCACACCTGGTGCAGTTATCACCGATAATACCAGTTGTTTAACAAATACATTGTTTAATGTTTCTAGTCGTGATTTTGTCAAACAAATTATGAAAATGATTGGAAATGTGGAAGGTGCCACGTGTGCTTATTGGGGGCATGCTTTATCTAATTATCTCATTAATTTTTTACCGATTATTAAAGATAGTATGTTGAAAAAGGTAGGCGAAACAATTGCGTCTGATTTTATGACCAAAAAAACAAATCCTGATAATAAATCGTATCTCATCAAGGCTGACGTTCCAGTAGCTACTATGAAAAAAGGAATGAAGAGAGATAAGAAGAAAGATAGAGTTATCACCGAACCAGAACCAGTTGTAGTATAGTCGTCTAGCCGTGTGCTATTATTCCAAATAGTTCATTGCTTTTAAAATGATGGTTTCTTGATTTGTTAATTTTTGGAATACTATCACTTCCGATAATTTTATTTGAAAAAGCATATACGTCTTATTTTTACATTTAATATGAATGTCATTATTTATGTTCTTTATATCGCATATAATACCTCCGTTTGTTAATTTTAGTTGTTCTGGGTTTTTTAGTGATATCCAGCGAATATAACTGCCAAATTTTAAATCTTTTAATTCCTCAATATAACGATAATCTTTTAGTCTTTTTTGAAATAGCACTAGCTCTGCTTTTTTTAAATTTAATTGTTGCAGTATCTTGTTTTTGTTTGTTGCAATAGTAGCGAAATCTAAATCTACTATATCTTCATTCTGATCGTTGTTTAATGCGCATAACAATTTGTCTACATCCATTATGTCTATGTAGGTATTTATGGATTATATATAATATAAAATGTAATATTTATATTATACTTTGGGTTGAATATATTAACACCTTTGTTGTTTTTATTGTTCTACCGTTGTTGTGTTTATTAAATTCGTGCATCTATTAAGTGTTAGTGCTAACGAGGATGAACTATGAATTGGATTATCCAAATAAATGGCGTCTTTAATTGCAAGGAGAATAGCATCATCGGTCCACATCAATCCAACTACTTTACTATTTTTAAACGATTTTATATGGTCAAGCCATTGGGGGTTTTTAACAATCACATTATACCCGCGTTGAATAATTTCTTCTTCATTTTCAATTGTTGCCATGTTACAATAAAATCTAACTGATATAATGATAGTTATAGTTTTATGTTTATATTCATTTATGATACTATATATACCATATACTATATATACCATATACTATATATACCATATACTATAATATATTATTTATAAAATTGAATTAAACACTTCTGCCTAGTATAATGTAGATAAGCTAATATAAAACATCATGCCTTGCCAATTTGTCTTACAGATTGTCGGAATTACGGAGGCAACTATTGAAAAGCGTCCTTCTTCTTTATATCCAACCATTAGTGATTTAGCTGATGTTAAATTAATTGGAAAAAATGGAGATAGTAGTAATAAAGAACAGAGTAAAGTATTACTTGCACATACACCTTCAATGGGATGTGATGGGTTGGCTGATACAAATATGAATGTGCTTGTTGCGCCTTGTCCTCCAGACCAAGAAGAAGATGTGTGTGTTTTAAGTAAAATTGGTTCAAATCAGCCGTTTACGCATTCAATATTTTTATCAATTTTTAAAGAAAAGGAGCTAGATGAAAATGGGAATCCGACAAAAGTCATTACAAAAAGGAAAAAGAACATTTTTAAAAAGAATGAAACGGAGGATGATGATGATGATGAATATGAAACGGAAGATAATGAACAGTATATTGCGATTAATCCAAAACTTGCAATTGAATTAACAGAAAGTATTATTGAAAAGAAGTTAATTACCGTATTGCCGCCAGTAAAAACATTTAAACGAAATGTGCCAATGTATTTGGAGGACAAGGTTGATTCTGTATTTAGTTTTATTGGGTTTTGTGAAGACAATGTTCCTTTTATTATAGAAGTAAATAATGTCCCTTATGCTGAATACAAACATGGTGAGCGTCGCCTTGATTTTGGAGCAGGAAATCCACCAAACGGAAATATTAAAAACCGCCATTTCACAAAAACAGCGTATTTTCCAGAAAAGGATTGCACAAATACAGAAGAATTAATCAAACGTATTAACGACCTAACTACGATTAAAAAAGAATCTATTACCCGTTGTTACATTGCTTACATTGTGGAACGAACTGATATTTCGCATTTTGAAGTCTCAAAGTATAATGCAGAGTATCAAGATGCAGTTAAAAAAGCAATAGTTGAAGGTGTCATTATTGTTCCTATTGTCATTAGCTGGACCAATGAAGGCGTTGCATTGTTTGTTACCGATAGTTTACCCTTCTTGCCTCCATTATAAAAAATGCCACTATGCCACACACACAATATGCCAAATTAATAAAAAAATTGAATTTCTTTTTTATTAATTTAAAACGAATTAAAGCCATCTTTAGATACAATTCCAAAGAATGCATGTTATGATTCAACCCAACCCAATGATGTTAAAAAGTGAAGCGATTGACCGACTAAATTCGGTTGTGGATGATTTGCCAAAATATAAAAAGGAGTTTACAGAGTTAATTGGCAATTTTACAATTGATAAAACTTTGAAAATGTTGAATGTGATTGACCGTGACCAAGAATTTAAAACATCAAAATACTATGCGTTGTATACTAGGTATTTTGATGAAATTGAAGATATGATATTTAATGTTGATCAGTAAAATGGTGATCAGTAAAATGGTGATAAATGTATTTGGGTAGGTTAAAATAGGTAACCTGGTATTTTTCAATATTATCACCGATATTAAACAGTTGACATAATAATTCATCTGCATTAATATATTTTCGCATTGTTGGTTTGGTTGTATTTTGTAATTTATGGGTATTAATATAATTCATAATATATTTTAGTGCTTCATTAAATGTAGTCATACTACCCTTTTCTAATTTCATAAAATCACATAATTCTGGTGTAATTGAACGTTGAATATTAAAACCAATATCCATTTTAATTTTTTTTGCCTGTTTGAGTTTACCGCCATTAAAGAGAGATGTATCCTTTATTTTTGGTTGAATCAGAACTACTTGTGATGTGCTCTGTTTATGAATGGTCTTTTCTTGTTGAATAATCGTTGTTTCAATGCTGTTTAATTGTTTTTTTATAGAAACTAAAATTGTTTCTATGGATTGAATGTTTTCTTTTAAAAGTTCAATTGTTTTTTCTGATGCAGTATCAACGTTTATAGTAACCGTTGCTGGATTGTGTTCTTCCATAATGAAGTATATTACTATATTAATAGTTAATATAGTAATAGCAGTTTAAATCAATTTAACATAGTATGTCTATTTTATATGACATGCTTATATCTATTTATTGAAGCTCAATGGTCGGTTCTCGGCGTTGAGACGGTTGCGATTGCTG